ATGAGAACAGCCTGCGCTACGCGTTCAACCCCGATAGCAGTGCTGCAACCATAGAAGAGTTCTTTGAACTGGTTGCTGAAAACGTCCAGACACGCGAGCAAGCGTTGGCTCTGATCGTCGAGCAGGACAGTAGCCTGCCGATACAGGACGGCCCGCCGTGCCTACAGACATTGTGCAAAGACGGTATTGGCGAGGGCGCACGCAACAACGGCCTGTTTAACGTCGGCGTGTATCTACGAAAGGCGTTTCCGGACACATGGGAGTCCGAGATCCTGACGCACAACATGCAGTTCATCCACCCGCCACTACCGCTGGGGGAAGTCAACGCGGTCGCCAAACAGCTACAGCGCAAAGACTATGCATACAAGTGCAAAGACGCTCCGATCAACTCGGTCTGTAACAAAGAACTGTGCATGACGCGCAAGTTTGGTATCGAAGCGGTGGTGTCAGGCGTTCAGATCGCCAACCTACGCAAGTACAACTCCGTACCTCCGGTCTGGTTTTTGGACGTTGAAGGCAAGCCACTGGAGATGGGCACAGACGATCTGTTGAACCAGATGGCGTTTCAGCGGGCATGCGTCGAGCAGCTTAACTTCTACCCACGCACCATGAAGAAAGACATGTGGGAGACACGCATCAACGCCCTGCTGACTGAAATGCAAGAGACAGACGGGTCGATCATCGAAGTGTCCGAAGACGTCAGCGTCAACGGTATATTCAACGAGCACTTGGAAGAGTTCTGCACTGGGCACCAAGCGGCTGAAGAGAAAGAACAGATCCTGCTCAAGCGCCCTTGGACGGACGAAGAAAAGAACGAGACATACTTCCGGCTCAAAGATCTGGAAGGCCACCTGCTCAAAGCCAACTTTAAGCATTTCAAAACGCATCAGATTGCACAGCGCCTGCGAGACATCAACGGCGAAGCCACGCAGCTACGGATTCAAAGCAAGGTCGTGCGACTGTGGAAGATCCCAGCGCACAAGGTTACAAAGACGGTCATTCGCGACCCACGGTTCACGGCAGATGAAGAGGTTCCGTTTTGAAGATTGAGAAAGGGCTAGACATCCCGTCCAAAGCGGGCTGGGGACGCTGGGTCAAGCTGGTTAGAGACATGGAAGTCGGCGACAGCATTGAAGTGCCAGACGGCAAAGAACGTAACGCTTTACGCAAAGCGATGGTCGATGCGGGTTACAAGGTCGTACAACGCAAGAACCATAAAGACTCAACAGACGATCAAGTCCTCGTTCGACTGTGGCGGGTTAGCTAATGCAGCGTATCTTCGGCCCGCCGGGCACCGGCAAGACAACCACGTTGCTCAATCTGGTCGACAAAGCATTGGCTGACGGTGTACCGCCCACGCAGATCGCGTTCTTCGCGTTTACACGCAAGGCCGCCACCGAAGCAAAAGAACGGGCTGCCGCACGTTTCAACCTCGATCCAAAGACTGATCTACCGTTTTTTCGAACTATCCACAGTCTGGCGTTTCATCTGACCGGACTGAAGTCTGAGCAGTTGATGACCGCCCAGCACTACCGTGAAGTAGAGCGCAAGATTGGGATCGCACTGGTAAGCGGTGACGTCCCCATGTACGAGGTCGAAGAGGATCTAAGCAACAGCCTGCGTAAAGAGTCACCGATCTTACGGTTGATCACCCTGTCCCGGCTCAAGAAGTCAGAGCTACAGACCGAGTACAACGCAAGCGACCTAGAATATACGTGGCTTGAAGTGGACTACTCAGCACGGGCCTTGGCCCAGTACAAGAAAGAGTTTGGGGTCTACGACTACACAGACATGCTTGAGCTCTTTGCACAATCTGCCCATGAGACGTGCCCGTCGTTCAAGCTATCCATGTTGGACGAAGCGCAGGATCTAAGCCCGCTGCAGTGGGACATTGCCCACGCCATCGATGCAAAGTCTGAGCGAATGTACTGTGCAGGCGACGACGACCAAGCGATCTACAAGTGGTCTGGGGCCGACGTGGAGCATTTCATCAACCTGCCCGGCGGCAGCGAGGTGCTCGAGCAAAGCTTCCGCATCCCACGCCTTGTGCATGAGGTGGCTGACCGTATCTCACGGCGCATCCGTAACCGGTTCCCGAAGTCGTATCTGCCCAAGACAGAAGAGGGTCGCATACAAAACATCTCGACCTTTGCAGAACTGGACATGGATCACGGCTCTTGGCTCTTCTTGTCGCAGGCGGCGTACTTTTTAAACCCGGTGCGCGATCATCTCAAAAGCCAAGGCTATTTCTTTGAGATACAGGGGCGACAAAGCTTACGGCTCAAAGTTCGCGAGGCGCTTGAGGCATGGCGGACATTGCAGCGCGGTAACCCGATCACATACGATCTGGCAAAGGTGCTGTACAGTTACATGACAGGTAACGGCGTGCGTGTTGCACGCGGTCACAAAAAGATTCTTGGGGAAGAAGACGATACGTTCACGTTCGAGGAGTTGCGGGACACCAACGGTTTGTTGGCAACGCTCGATATGTCGTGGAACGAGGCGCTGGATAAAGTACCGGGTGTTGACGTCGCGTACGTTAACGCACTGGTACGCCGAGGCGAAGACCTCACAGCACCTCCACGTATCAAACTATCAACAATCCACGGCGCAAAAGGTGGTGAAGCAGACAACGTGGTGCTGTTTACGGATTTGACGGTCGCTGCAGAGCGGTCTATGGATTCAGATCCAGACAGCATGCACCGCGTGTTCTACGTTGCGGTTACTCGCACAAAGCAGAACCTGTTCACTGTCTTGCCAGAAAACTTTTATCGGAGCTACACGTTATGAGCGATTACTTTGAGGTCAGTGTTGGCGACCGGAAGGAAAGGGTCTATTACAAAGACATTCCAGACGGGTCAGCAGGCATATTACCGGATATGGTGAACTCGCCGCCTCATTACGCTGATTCCGAGATCGAGTGCATAGACGCGATGGTCGCGGCCTTCGGGCAAGATGCTGTCGCTACTTATTGCCGCCTCGCTGCGTTCAAATACAACTGGCGTGCAGGCAAGAAGTTCGATGCAGAAGAGGATCTAAACAAAGCTATCTGGTACTTGCGCTTCGCGAAGGGTGATGACCCAAGGAACGACGATGTTAGTTAAGGATTTGGTTGTTGCGCTTTGTGAACGACAAGAAATAAAAAATTTCATAGAACAACATCACTATTCAAAATCCATCAACGGCGTGAAGTCTAGTTTTTGTTTTTCTGTGAAGCACCGAGGTGCTTTAGTCGGGGGCCTTATTTACGGTGAAATGTCTACAACTGCATGGAAAAAATTTGGGGAAAAAGAGTGCGAAGTTTTAGAACTACGGCGATTAGTTTTGTTAGACGAATGCCCGAGAAACTCAGAGTCACGGGTAATTGCGAAATCTCTGCAATGGATCAGAAAAAACGTGAAACATGTGAAAAGAGTGGTGTCTTATGCTGACCCTAATCACGGTCACACAGGAGTAGTTTATCGCGCAACTAACTTCACGTTGCATAGTATGAGCGCAAAGGATTACGGGTTCAAAGATAAAGAAACCGGAAAAATACACCATTCGCGTGCTTTGAGAACAAAATACAAGGGTGATTTTAAACCTTTTGTGAAAGCACTGAGAGCAAAATTAGCCGAAGGTGGTTTAGAAAAAATTGTTCTTCAACCGAAGTATTGTTTTTTGTATGACTTTAAAAGGAAAGACTGTGCAGAAAGAAACTAGGCTGCAGTTTCCGCTGTTTACACCAAACGCGGAATGGACTGCACCGTTTGAGCTCAAAGACATAACCGACGCAAAAGAGATCGCGATCGACCTCGAGACACGCGATCCACACCTCAAAGAGTACGGCCCCGGGTGGCCTCGCAAAGACGGTGACGTCGTCGGTATCGCAGTCGCAACCGAAGGTTGGGAAGCCTACTACCCGATCGCGCACCTTGGTGGCGGCAACCTCGACAAGAACGTGGTGCTGCGCTGGTTAAAGAAGCAGTTATCCACAGGCTGCCCGAAGATCATGCACAACGCCCCATACGACTTGGGCTGGCTGAAAGCTTTAGGCATCCCGGTCAACGGCCCAATCATCGACACGATGATCATGGCGGCGCTGTTGGACGAGAACCGCTACAGCTACAGTCTCAACGCCCTGTCCTACGATTATCTGGGCGAAGCCAAGTCAGAGAAGCTCCTGACCCAAGCGGCAGTCGACTTTGGTGTCGATCCAAAAGCCGAGCTCTGGAAGCTGCCTAGTCAGTTTGTCGGGCCCTATGCCGAGATGGACGCGCGGTTAGCCTTTGATTTGTATAAGTTTTTTAAGCTAGAGATTGCCAAGCAAGACCTCAACACGGTCTGGAATCTCGAAACGCGGCTCACGCCTTGCTTGATCGACATGACCTTCCGGGGTATCCGGGTGGACATGGATCGCTGCGAGCGGACAAAGCAGGCGCTGATCAAGCGCGAGAAAGCGGTGCTCAAGAAGATCGAAGCGCAGGCCGGTGGCAATGTTGAGATCTGGGCCGCATCGTCACTTGCGAAAGCGTTCGACAAGCTGAATATCAAATACCCACGCACAGCGACCGGGCAGCCTTCGTTCACCAAGTCGTTCTTGAGTGACAACCCCCACGAGTTTGCAAAGATGGTCGTCGAGGCCCGCAACCTCAACAAGGTTCAGGGCACGTTTGTGTCGTCGATCATGCGGTACGTGTCAAAAGAAGGCCGCATACACGGTCACATCAATCAGTTGAGATCCGACGATGGGGGCACCGTCAGCGGTCGCCTGTCCATGTCCAACCCAAATCTGCAACAGATCCCGGCTCGTGATCCCGAACTGGGACCTATGATTCGCAGTCTGTTTCTGCCAGAAGAAGATGAGCAGTGGGCTGCAATCGACTTCTCGCAGCAAGAACCACGGATCTTGGTGCATTACGCACAGATCTTCGGCAAGTGGAAAAGCAGGCCGCTTGGCGGCGCTCAAGAGTTTGTAGACGGCTACAACAGTGACGCGAGCATGGACTTCCATACAATGGTCGCTGAGATGGCCCAAATCCCGCGTAAGCAGGCCAAAACGATCAATCTGGGCATGATGTACGGCATGGGTGTAAACAAGCTGGCAGACCAGCTAGACGTCGATGTCGACACTGCCAAAGAACTGACGAAGCAGTACCACAACCGGGTGCCTTTCGTTAAAGAGTTGATGAATGGCGTCTCACGGGCCGTGGATCAGAAAGACGACGGCTCGATCCGAAGTTTAAAAGGCCGCAAGTGCCGCTTCGATATGTTTGAGCCGCTAGGCTACGAACTGAAGAAAGCACTGCCGAAGAAAGAAGCACGCGCCCAGTACGGCGACACAACGCCCCTGCGGCGTGCGTTCACGTACAAAGCACTGAATCGTTTGATACAGGCGTCTGCGGCTGACATGACCAAGCAAGCGATGGTCGATCTGTATGAAGCCGGTGAGCGTCCGTTATTGCAGGTTCACGATGAACTGGGGTGCAGTGTGCGCGATTTAGAGCACGCTAAGAAGATCCGAGAGGTGATGGAAGCGGCGATCACGTTACAGGTGCCGAACAAGTGCGATATCGATCTTGGGCCTAGTTGGGGTGAAGCCGTCGAGGTCTAGCCCGCCTTCGGTCACGCGGACGGGAACGCGCTACTTGGGCTGATTGATCAAAGCCCTGACCTAAAGCAAAACCCCACCTGATAGGCCGCACGGGTGGGGGACGTGTTGGAAGGCTGTGATGTTGCCTTGGCCTGATAAGGAGACGAGTTAGACCCGTCAGTCGAGTACACCAAGATCTCGCGCTTCTTGCAACCGATCTTCTTGCCACTCTTTAAAAATTTTCCGCAGTTGACCACTGATCGAGCGATCTTCTTCAAATGCGATCTTTTTGATGTCCCGATAGACCTCTACAGGCACCAGAACCGATTTCCATTTTGATGTATCCATGCGCTATTATCTGATCCTATAAGACTGTATGTCAAGTAATCTCGGGGTTTGTGGCCTCGTGTACCGTTTCAGGCCACCCGGCGCTCGGATCACGGATTTCTAGCGAGTAAAAGTCTTGCCCAAGGTGCTTACGCGCCTCTGTCGTGGCAATCTTCACTGCTTCCTCTGTGCTTTCTGCGTCGCACGCAAAGAACTTGCGTGTGGTAATCAAGATCTCAAGATCGTGATGCTTCATAAACCTTCACCGTTCAGATACTTGTTATGGCTTTGCAATGCGACACTGTCCATAGGCATCGATCGCATCGTCATACCAATGATTTTGTTCTGTTCGAACTTCATTTCCATCGCATCGTTGATTTGTTCCAACGTCAAACCTTGGTAAACCTCAGTCTTGTACATGTTGGAAGGTTCTTGAAACGTCAAGATCATCTCCCAATTCCGTTGTGCGTTCATATCAGTTCAACTCCAATCATCAAAAACAAAAAGATCGCCATGCAATCGTAGCCACAGCGATCCCAAGCTTTAGTCACACGACTCACAATGTAATCTTTTGCCGTCTTCATCTTCGACCTCGTATAGTGGCTCGCCACAATCGTCACACAAAACCTCATCGTCGTCATATGGGTTATCGAAAGCCCAATCCGGTCGTTCGATCACAGCCCACGGCTCCTGTACCACGGCTTACCGCCCGGACTCAGGACCAGATCGTACCGGTTCAAGATGTTATAGACGCTGTGAGCCGGTAACCGCAACTGCCTCGCAAGCGAGGCTTTCGACAATCGCGGCTCTTTGTCACGCGCCAACAAGACTTTGAGTATGGTCGTGTCTGGGATGGTGGCCTTTTCCGTGCGCACCTTTTGCATTTTCAGCAAACTGTGCCGATCGCTTTCCAACCGGTCTGCGTAACGTTGCTGGCATCGAATTGCTTCAATCATTCTTTTTCTGGCTCTTCCAATTGCGGCGCTGAACATTCTGCGTAATGAACTGTCGATGCTTTGTAGTGCCAAACCAATGCCCGGCTTTGATCAACCGTATAATCACCGTTTCGAACGTGCATTTCTTGCCCATCTCGCCACTGATCCGAAGATTTAAATCTCTGACCTCGCGGATGGTTTTGCCGTCTGTAAACGCCGACCACTCTTGCTCGTGGACGTAATGAGACAACGTCTTCTTCGGTGGCGGCTTTCTTCCCAGATCGACCTGCCCGTTGTTCACGAACCGCATGACGACCGAGTCGCACAGGCTTTCCCACTCGTTGATCGTGTATGCCGCAAAACGGCTCAGATCGAAGTGCGTTGGGTCGGTATCGTCTACCGGGTTGTCTTCTACATACTCAGCGATCTGTTCCTCTACGGACGGCTCCGGTGCCTTCTTTGGCTGGATTGGAATGACCGTCCGCTTGGACTTTTTTGGCTGCGGCCCCTCTTCGTAAACCTGCACGT